GTTTCCCAGTCACGATCGGTGGAGGGGAAGCAGTTAGACGGTGTTAAGATGATAAACCATACTTCGGTTATTATGATGTCAAACACTGAGCATGAGATTTTCATAGAGAGTGACGATAGAAGGTTTTCTTGTGTAGATATGGGAGATAAAACTCTTTTAAATTTTTGCGAAGAAAATGGGTATGATATTTCAGAGTTTAATCAATATTTAAAAGATTATTGCTCTACCTTAGATTACCAAAACGCTTTTATTAATTTTATAGAAGAAAATCAATATGAAGAGTTCGATCCAGGAGTGCCGTTTAAAGGGGAAACATTCTACCACTTAGTACGGGCCAATTTAACTGAATATCAAGCTTGTATTGTAGATACTATAGAAGCAGGGGTTAGAGGAAACTTTACTTTAGACGAAATTGGATTTGATTGGGGGCAATTTACTAGGAAACCTAAAGCTTCTACGTTAGACAATTTCCTTAGAAATTATCGAATAGATGGGAAACCTCTAGGTTATCTACTAAAAAGCAAAAGTACGGAAGGCCATACTGTAATGGTGAATCCAGAACTAAAAAAAGAAAAATTATCTAAATTGGAGGAAGAATGTTTGAATCTAAAAGCTCTACCGAACGACAATGTTTAGATTGCGATAGCACTAACATAGAGTTTACTGGTATAGGCGACTATTATTATGATAACGAGGAAATAAGTCCAGATTTAGACGCTGTTTGGTATTACCGTTGTAAAAATTGCGATTGCGAAATGCAAGAGGCTTTTGGGGACTATGACTATGCTTAAACTTTGCAGTATTGACTTTGAATATCACTCATCCAACGAACCTAACTTGCATTTAGTTTGTTGCTCTCTTACTTACAAAGGCAAGGTATATGAATATTGGCTTAATGACAACTTAGATCGAGACAGGCTTATAAAAGGACTTAACCGTATTAATAAGGAAGGATTCTCTTTATTATGCTTCAACGCTACTGCTGAAGGTCGTGCGCTTTTATCTCTCGGATTAGACGTCAGGAAATTTCATTGGATCTGCTTAAATGCTGAATGGAAAATGTTAACTAATAAACACAATAAGTACCAATATGGGGACCAATACTTAGATGGAAGATATGTTCGCACCGTACCGCCTAAAGACAAGTATAGGATGACTGACGAGCAAAGAAAACAAGCAAGCTCAAAAAAAGCAAAGCATAATCTTTTAGCTTGCACTTATAAAATGTTGGGGACTAGGGAGAGAGATGTTGCATATAAAGATAAGATGAGAGATTTAATTTTAACTAAGGGTTTCGATCTTATTCAAGAAAACAAGAAAGATATTCAAGACTATTGTACTTCAGATATCTTGGACCTTGAGAAATTGTTTTATAAGTTCGTAGAAGCTTATGATGAGTACTTTAGTAGATTGTCTCCTAGAGAGGAAGGACTTATAACTCTCAAATCCATGTTAGTGAGGGGGAAAGTAATGGCCCGTACTGCTATCATGATGCAAGATGGGTATCCCGTACACGAAACTAAATTAAGAGCTTTTGCCAATAATATACCTCAAATTATGCGAGACATGATTGAAGACATTAACTCTCAATTTGATTGGGCTTTATTCTCACCTAATAAATCCGCTCATGGGTACAAGCAAAACCAAAAAGAGTGGAAGGAATTTATCAGCAACTCAGAGTACGCTTCTAAGTGGCTTAAAACAAATAAAGGAGACTTTGCCTTGTCTCTTGACGCTTTTGGAGACCATTTTTCTTGGAGGCACGACTATCCGAGAGGAAATTTTTTCGCTCAAGCATTGCGCTACCTCAAAACCAAACAAGCACTTAACGGATTCAACACAGATCCTAAGAAGAAAAACATATTTAAAGATTTAGGTAGTGACGGAAGAGTTAGAGCATATCTTAATCCTTACGGATCTCAAAATTCAAGATTTCAACCGCCTAGTACTTCTATGATGTTTTTGAAACCTGCTTGGACTAGAACCTTAGTACATCCTAAACCAGGGTACGCTATTTGTGGAATAGATTATAAGTCGGAAGAAGCTCTTATTGGAGCATTGAACGCTAATGATCCTGCCATGATTGAAGCTTATAAATCAGGAGATGTTTATTTAGATTTTGCTAAACGTGCAGGGGCCATTCCACAAGACGGAACCAAAGAGAAATATAAGAAGGAACGTGATCTATTTAAAGCAACTTATTTAGGTATCAGTTATCTTATGGGAGCTGAGTCTCTATCTAAAAAGTTAACAGCGGATACTGGAACTACTTACACTAAAGAAGATGCTCAAGGCTTAATTGACAAGTTTTATGAAGCCTACCCAAAGTATAAAAAGTACCTAGATGAGGTTTATAGTAAATACCTATCGGTGGGTTATTTACAAGCTTTTGATGGGTGGACTATGTTTGGGGATAACGAGAACTACAGAAGTGTTTCCAATTCTCCTATTCAAACTATGGGAGGGGTGATTTTACGTAAAGCTATTCAATTGGCCCAAGACGCAGGACTTAGGATAATTGTCCCCCTTCACGATGCCTGTTACGCCGAGCATCAATCCGATGATTTAGACGCCATAAAAACCCTAGCGGATTGTATGGTTCAAGCTTTTATAGATTGTTACCCAAACAATCCAAATGCTAGTTTGATTAAATTAGACATTGAAGCTTGGTCTGATGACTATAAGAAAGAAGTAAAAGAATATAAAGGGTTAAATATACAATTTGAGAAGAAACATATTGATCCTAGAGGGATTAATGAATACGAAAGATATAAGAAATATATGGAACCAAGTAATAGTTTAGATCAAGAATACCTTGATCTACTTTAAGTAATAAAGTCGTAAGTAACAAAGGAGAAATTATGACAACATTTAGAACATTAGGTGGAGCAAAAGCGTACAGAAATTGGCAATTATGGCAGGATGGGGACTACATTCAAGGAAAATTCACTGGTACTAGTACAGACAATTTTGGGAAGGAAAACTTCCACGTTGATATTAGCGAAACCAATATCGAGTTCGACCCAGATCACCACTATATACCTACAAGAGGTAAGAATAAAGGTAAGAAGGTATTCGATAGAGAAGTTAAAGTTGGTGAAACTTTATCTCTAAATAATGCAGGATCTTTAGCGTATAAAATGGGGATGGTTAATGAAGGTGAAATGATTAAAGTTGTCTATATGGGGACTGATGTTTTACCTGAAGATCACCAATACGCAGGTTCGATATTCCACCAAGTAGAAGTACTTGTAGCCGAGAATGGTGGAGATGAGGGTGGGGAACCTTCTGATGACCTTGACTCTTTCGTAAATCTTTAATCTTTAGAACAGCACGGAGTATTTATGAAATTAGGCTTGCACAGAGGGGTGCCAAATAATTTTTATCACGCCCAATTAAGTCCAGAGGAGCATTTTTATAGCTCCTCCCAACTTAAAGATATTTTAGATGACCCTGAAACATTTAAGAAGAAATATATCACTAAGGAACTTGAGTCTAATCTATCAATCCCTGCGTTTGATATTGGAACCTACTTCCATACAGCGATATTAGAACCGCACCTTCTCGAAAAAGAGTGTGCTATTTTTAGAGGTAAAGCACGTAGAGGTAAGATCTGGGAGGATTTCAAGGCGGAGAACGAAGGTAAAGCGATTATTACTGAGAAGGAATATGAGCTGGCCAAGAACCTCATCATCGCCACTGAAAACTCTGAGATTGCAATGGATCTACACAAAGGTGGAGAAGCGGAGGTATCTTTAGGTATAGAATTATATACTGATAGTAAGGATCTGTTCGTATTAACGAAGTCTAAATCTGTTTATGTTTTAGATGTTAAAGAAGGATGGATACTATTTTCTAACGCTCCTACGATGTTAAAGGATTGTACTAAAGTAAGGCTAAAGGTGAGATGTGATTACATTAACGCAAAGAAAGGCTACATTGCCGACCTTAAATCAACTACTGGAAATGCGAAAGATGTGCATAAGACTAGGAATAAAATTAGCTCCTACCAATATGATTTATCTGCAGCAATGTATGTTGATCTCTTCAATGCTCGATTTATATCTGAGGAGAAACCTCACAAACTATCCACTTTTTGGTGGGTATTTTCATCGAAAGACTATTCCAATTGCCAGTGTTATTGGACAGGTATTGGCCCATCAGGAGAGATTGACAAATCTAATCTCCTCGTTGGAAGGGCAAAGTGGAGAAAGGCAGTACTTGAAATTGGAAAGTATCAGCGTCTGGGATGGGAAATACCTGAAGAAGCTAAACCCTTATCTGCGCAGCCATGGGAGATGGAGTGGATCGACAAAGGCAAGTCGGAGAACACAACAAAGTTTGGAAATAATAAGACAAAAGTTAAACAATTAGAACCGTCAGGAGTGGATTTACTATGAAAGATTTAGAATTAAGCATACACGAAAGTGCGATCGAGAAAGGATTAAATAGAGAAATTATCAACCTAGCATTAGATAATGATGCTAAAATGTATAGAGCGTTTTGTGAGTTTGGATTAATCAAGACTTACTTATACGTTCCATCGAAAGGGTTGAGTGAAGGTCAAGCTTGTCGAGTTTTACTCTCACTTATGTCCGTATATTATAACGGTGGAAACATTGATAAAGTATTAGGTGACTTAATTGCAGAGCAGATTGGTGAAGAAGAGGAAGAGGGAGCAAAGGCCGAAAAGAAACCTGCCAAAAGAGCAGCAAGAAAGCCTGAACCAGAAGCCGTCGTCGCCGACGAAGTCCCAGAGGAGCCAAAAGAAGAAGCAAAAGCTCCAGTTAAAAAGACAAGAAAGAAGGTCACTAAAGCAAAAGTTGAAAAAACTATAGCCTACGATCGTAACCAAGTACCGCACAAGAAAGAGTTGAGTAAAGTACTAGGTGAAAACTTCCCTGAATGGCATAAGAATAAGGATCTCGTAGCAAAAGCTAAGACTACATCGGAGTCATTAGTTGGAGTGGCGATCTTTGATTCTAAAGGCGCAGTACTTCCTACGTTTGAGCAGAATGTTTTAGAGCTCATGGGCGTAAGTGAAGAAGACAATTTATAGCAAATATTTAAAATACGATCCCTTCCCATATCAAAAGGAAGGGATTCAATTCGGAATAGCCCATAACTACTGTGTCCTCGGTGACGCAATGGGTCTTGGCAAGACTTTTCAGGCAATAGGTATAGCGGCGATGACAAAGAGAGAGAGGGTACTCGTTGCTTGTCCTGCTTTCTTAAAGCTAAATTGGGAAGACGAGTTCAATAAATTCCTCGTTAATCCTAATCAGTTTGAATATAAGATCATTTCCTATACTAAGGCGAAGGATAGCGAGGAGTTGTTTAAGTGGGCAGACTGTTTGATATTGGATGAAATCCATTACATTAAGAATAAAGATGCTGCTAGAACTAAAGCTACCCATCAATACGTTTATGACCATAGGCCAGCACGAGTGATTGGCCTATCTGGTACAGCAATTACTGGTAAAGTACCAGACTGGTATTCTCTCATCATGCTCATGTCCTACAATCCCTTCCGTAATAACGGATTGGGTATCGATAACGTATCTTATTGGGACTTCTGCCAGAAGTTTTGTAACGTAAAATACAAGAAGATTAGAGGACGTAAAATCCCAGAGTATTACGGTACTAAAAACGTACAAGGGTTGAAGAGACTACTTAAGGACAAATACCTACGTAGAAGATGTGAAGATGTATTGGATTTAGGGGAAATTATAGAGCAGACTATAACTATCACTCAAGAAAAGCTAGATGATGAGCTGTTAGAGGAGTTAAAGGATGCAGAACGAGAAAGAGTTTGGGCGACGATTAAGAAGAAATCCGCCATCGTTAAGAGTACTTACTGTGTCGATTTTGTTGACGATCTTATTGGAAGTGGTGGTCCTGTTGTGGTTTTTTCCGACCATCGGATCCCAGTAGATAACATATTCGAAGGATTAACTAAGAAGAAGAGGCGAGTTAAAGTTATTAATGGTGACGTTGATATGGATGAACGGCATAAGATAGTTAAGCTGTATATGGACGGGAGACTGGACGCTATTGTAGGTACGATTGACTCTATGGCCGTAGGGTTTAACATTACCAGAGGACATCAAGTCGTATTTAATGATCTATCCGCCAAAGCTCACCAAAACGCACAGGCATTGAAGAGAGTTCACCGTATAGGACAGGAGAAAATTGTAAAAGCATATTACTTGTCGTCTAATAAGATTGATAAAGAAATGACTTACAATTTAAGGCAGAAAGCTAAGACTATGAGGGAGACGTTATGAAATTTCACTATAAAGGAAATATTAAGAAGTTAAAAACGGCAGTTTATAGGGCCAATCTAATATGTGAAATGAAAGAGTTTTATGCGGATATCGCTAGTGTAAGGGACTTTGATTTAGACAATACTACTCCTACAAAAATATCTATGGAGTTGAAGTACTCTCCAGGTCTTATCTTTGTTAAGACTTATTACAGACCTTTTAGTAGGGCCAATGCCTATTTCAAACCTTCTCAACCCGAATACATCTTCATAAATACAGCTAAATTAAGAAGATCCATAAACAGTATTGTCAATACTATCGTCCACGAAGGAGTCCATGTAGTGGACCACAATGTAGAGGATGCTAGTTTTGGACACGCAGGAAATACAAGTCATGGTAAGGGAGAGACAGCGCCTTATAAAATAGGGATGCTTGCTCAAATTAGAGCAGAGTATTACTACCCCACGCCTAAAATATTAAGTAGATGGCAACGATTTAAGAATTTTTTAAGGAGAACAATATGAGCATACCTATAGTTGGTGAAAAGAGTAAGATGACAAAACCTGAAGATAAGCTAGGGATCGGAGATAAATTAGTCGATCGTAAGTTTGACGAGGAAGAAGGTTTAAAATTAGTAGGGACATTTGATAAGTCTAAGGTCGCTAGATATCAGAAGGCTATAGAGAAGAAAGCTATTCTTATGGATCAGGAAGACGATGAAGGTATTGACTACACTCATTTTGACTTCGTGTTATCTACAGGATGCGGTTTTTACTCAGGTATGTCGAATCTTCAAGCGTTAAAGTTATTCTGGAAAGCTCAATACCCGTACTTTAAAAACATCATCGTACAGTATGAAGAGTTTTATGACCGATTTAGAGTAATGATTGATGACCAGGAAGAAGTTTTACGTAATCATGCTGAACTCGATTTCAAATATAAATGGACGAGAGAATTTATAAAATCTTCTGGCATGTCTAAAAAATATAATGCTTTTATTGAACAGCAAATAGCTGAAATTAAGAAAGAATATAAGGGTAGAGATAAAGAAATGCCTTCATCTGAATTACCTGATCTTATTGATTGATATAAATCAGTAAAGCCTTATAATGGGAGAATAAACCTACAAATTGGATTGTAGATATTAATGATGAGGAAGTTAAGGAACATAACGTAGAACACGTTAACATCCTTAAATCCTGCATCATTAAAATAACTAAATTAGGTCGATAGCTTTATTGATATTGTCGTTAACAAACTTCAATATCTTCTCATCCCATTCAGGTACGTCGTTAGACTCTGTCCATTCTTTAAGTTTTGGGTAAATAGCATATCGCCATCCCCAACGTAAAAGAGTTTTAAGTCCTACCGCTTTGAGTAGGACTCTAAATAGCCTGGACATTAGAAAGCCTCGTCGAAACCTTCAGCAAGATCCGCTTCAACTAGTAAAAACTCTTCACCGTCTTTATTAGCATCAACCTTGATGATGATTTTGGAACCTTCCATAGAAATCTTAACTGATTTAGCTTCGATTTCTACTGAATCGCTATCGCCTTTCTTAAGTTCATCTAGGACTTCCATTAAGTTTACTGCCATTTTTACAGAGTTTTCACCATCTGCATTTCCATCATAAGCTAATTCAAAATTTGAACCGTTAAATCCGTACTTAATTTTGTCATCTACTTCCATAATTATCTCCTATTTGATTTTCCCTTCTAGGTTTTCTAGTAGGGTTTTTATCTCTTTGGCGAACTCCCTTTGGTCTTGCTTAGTCCAGCGGTCCTTAGTTCTATCATCTAACCTTTTCTCTATAATAAACAATCTCTTTTCTACTATACTGTACCTTGAAGTGTTATTGACCATTTTCTCACTCATTGTGGCGAATGATACATTTAGTCTATTAACACTTTTCTGCATATTATCTAGGCTTGATCCAAAATCTCTTAATATGTAAAGACAAAGGGCCATAAGTATCGTTGCTATTCCCTTAAATAGACTTTCAATTATATCTTTATTTTGCACTATAAACCCTCCTTGATTTATTTGATCCTTGCTATTGAGAAAGTGTTATATTTAGAGGTTGTATTTAAATTAGATGTTACAGAAGACTGAACATCTATATCTAAAATATCACCCCTACTTCCACATATTAAACCGCTAACCTTTAACTGTATGATGCCGCTACCTCCAGAACCGAATAAAATATCTCGATCAATATCAGTTCCATTTAGTTTCACATCTATATTCATGTTTTGGCTTGTAGAGTAAGCATCTGATCCATCATTTGCTGCTGAATAATTATACATATAGCAACCAGTAACAGGGAAAACATAATCACCATTAGCAGTGTTGTAAGCATTATGTGTATCGCTAATTAAGTCTTCATATATAATATCAGCTCCGCCAGCACCTATAGATAACCCTGCGTTTGTAGTATACCTAGCTGCCACTGTTTCAGTTTCTAGCATTGTTTGAGGTGTTGCTGACTTATTGATAGCTACAAAAGTGTTATCATCACTAGATGAACCAACTTTAACATTACTTCCAAGGTTATGTTCAACAAAAAATGTTAAAACATCGTCTTTATCAAAATACCGCTTATCTGAACCCGATAAGTCAAAATTCCATACACCTGTAAAACCCCCAGACAATCTTTTGCCTCCTAGGGTGTGCTCTGATCCGCCATTGGTTTTATACGTTACAAAAGCCCTTTGATTAGCAGATACCGTTGAAGACGATGTGTTACCTATATTAACTTGAGCTAAAACATCATAATACCCTGACTCTGGGATTGTATAATCATAGTTAGTCGTATTATCAAATGATGCTGTTGTATCGTAATTTACTGAATCTAGTTGTATTTTTGTTTCTGTAGCTGTTGTTATAGACTGGTTAGACGACCTATAAAATCTTGCCTGAATATCTCTCCCACCTAAATCTTCACTCATTACACTGTCAGCAGTCCACCCAGATATAGGTACTGTAGCTTCTAATGTGATTGAGTCACTACTTCCTAGGGTTACTGGTGCTGTTTGGGTGACTGATGTAGTTGTCGTTTCACCCGACGTATCTCTATAATATACAACTCTTAATGAAGAAGCGTTTCCTATGTAAGCTGTTCCTGCTGCATAACTAGCTACTCCATCATCTCTAACATAACCAGAACCTGTAAATGTAGATGAGGTTAAATATATTTTGGACGAATCTATAGCTAAACCACTAGGTAGGTTAATGTCTAGTGCGGTAGCAGTTGGTGCCCCCGATAGTTCTATTTTATATTGAATTTCCATATCAGAACCAACTCTTCTATACCTACCTGAATATGTAGTATTAGAAACCCAAGATCCTGTAGGAGTAAAATCCTCCCAATTTGTAACGATTGTACCTCTAGCTAATTTAGTAGGGCCTACTGCAATTTGATCGAAGTAAATATCAAATCCGTTTGTATTTTCTTGGTTGACCATAAAGGAAACTCTATAACTAGTAGAGTCTGGAGCTGTTTGGAATTGGAAGTAATGAACCCCCTTACCACCTTTAATATCTTCACCGTTAACTCTAATTATTTGAGAGTTAGTTACGTCATAAACAAATATACGGATATCGTCATCGACATAATCAGCATCACTAGCATCGTACCAGAACGATCCCGTTAGTTTTTGAGCTTGCATTCCTTTATCAATGGTAAAGTCGTAGCTAAAGCCTTCATATAAAGCAGCAGGAGAGGCTACAGCATCTTGAACAAGTTTTAAATCTCCACTACCTTTAATTGGTGAAGTGTTGTTTCTTGTTAGTGTTAAGTTTGAAGCTGTACCACCTGTACCATCAACATAAGCTGAAGCATCATCAAAAGTATCATATCCATCATCATTAGCTTCAAGGTCGCTATTAGTAATGTAATTGACTCCTCCACTACCTGCTCCACCGATACTACCCCACGCACTCCCATCATACCCTTCAAATGAAGTTGTATCGGAATTGAATCTAAGCATACCGCTGTTAGGAGTACCGCTTCTTTGTGCTGTCGTACCGACTGGAAGGTCTAGTTGTCCCGTACCTGTCATTAGTATGTCGTTAGATGTACTTACTGAGTCCGCACTTACCGCGAAGTAATCTGTTAAAGTGTCATTACTTAATACTTCAAATAATGGCGATGCTATAGGAGTGGAAGCGTCTAATACTTGAAACCCATCTAATGTGCTATTAAGAACTATTTGCGGTTGAGTGGAGTTGTCGTAAGCCCCTTGTAAAGTTGCCGCTGCGACACCACCTGAACCTGAAACCGTTTCACCGAATTGTGACGGGTAAGAGAATTTAGCTTGGGAGTCGTCCGATAAATCAGTTGCATTTTTAGCTGCTGATATAATCGCTACTAAGACCCCCCCATTTAAAATAGGATTTTTAACGTAAGATTCTCTAGCTATTCTAGCTTGAGCTTGTGTAGGGTTATTAAATGTTTCTTGTCCATAAGCTATGACGATAGATCCAGAAGGAAAAAGATAGACTCTATGGTTAGTAGCTTCGTTTGAACTCCCTCCAATTGCAGTAACCACTCCTCCTACATCATAGTTGGCAACATCTAGGACAGTCTTAGAAGCAAGTCCTACACCTGATCTTAAGATAGGGAAATATGTACAAGTTGTACAAGCTGCGATTGTTACTCTATTTGGGTCATCTCTATCAGTATTATAATTAGCCCCTGGTGCGAATATGGTCCCTGTTGTTTTATCTATTTCTAAATTAGATCCATTAGCTGATATACTGTTACCATTGTCGTTGAAAAACCCTAACGAAATCATTAAATCCCATACACTATTAGCAAGGTTTTCTGTGATAACTGGTTCTACTACGGTAGCCGACACCACTGTAGCGTTTGTAATTACTCTACCTACAAATATGTTTTGTCTTCTCTCAGATGGAGTAGGTACAGTAGATTGTTGAACTAAAGCCCCTGCACTATTTATCAATATGTAGTTTGCTCCACTTGTGATTGATGGAGTAACAGCAGTTGCCCCTGCGTAATTGATAGTAGTGTATGTCACACCTGTCGTATCTACAATTTGTCCTGTTACAGTACCTATATCAAATTTAGTATTGTCCCCACCATTTGCTGCCAAGGTAGTAGGTTCTGCCATTCCTGTAGATCTAGCTCTATATAAAGACTCACCAACGTCGAACTCAAGCGAGGTTCCACTCCCTACTGTTATTTCACCTGTAGTTACTAAGTTATCTGAACCATCTATAGTAACACCACTTTCCGCAATATCTCCCGTAGTTGATCTAAGTAAAAATCCATCATTTAATGAAGATGAAGCGAATGTTCCTGTAATATCTAAATCAGCTACACCACTTACATTATCGGTATCGTCTATAAGTACGCTACTGTCTTGAAGAGTGTTCCCTGCGGTTCCATCCCATCTAGTTATAGCATTGTCAGTAGAAGATCCAATCCCTGCCATACCTGATGATAGTTCATCCCAATTAGCTAGATCCCCTGCAAATGTAGCTCCTGCTGTGTGAGATGTAGTCGCTACCCATAATTTGTAGTCTGGTGTTGTGTAAACAAAGTTACCTATGCCGTATAAAGTTCCTGTGGCCCATTCAGCTAGTACTGCACCTGATCCTGCGTTTAACCAGGTTGAACCATTGTAAAATTGAGTTCCTGCTGCTGTCGTATTAAATATACAAAAGCCTGGACCAATATCTGATAAAGCATCTCTTTGTACTTCTGTCATTTTAGGGCAAGGTACTGATGCTTTAGTAGTGGTTTGTACTACAAAAGCTAAACCGTCTTCTGGTTTCTGTAGACTACCTACGGCCATTGTATCGGGGTAGATATCATATTTGGCCATGGCCACAGTGATTAAGGTTATAACGGTTAACACCGCCGTAATTATTCTGTTCCTAGCTGACATAAGGTATCTCCCTTCCTAACCAATAAATTTGTCCTGTATAAGTACCACCTGACATATTGTCAGTGGTATAATTAACTAGACCTACGCCACTGCCATCCGTAGTAATGTCGAAGGTCACGCCATCTGGTTCCCCATCGTTGAGGACGGTAGTAGACTTCCTGCCTATGTACCATTGACCAGAATAATAGTAGATAACTAAAACTACATGTACTAGCCTTGTTTCACCTGCATCTGCCCTAGTAATAAGGCAGGAGATTTCGCAAAATCTAGTCCCTGAATTGTTACGTGACATCGGATCTCCGTATCCTACTTCCGCAACATCGGCATCGGCACCTTCTAAACTTATGGCCACTGCCTGATTGTTCTGTAAATCCTGCTTACCGCTGAATTGATTTATATCTAAATTGTTTTCTACTACTTGAATCCTATTTCTGGCATCAGATATCAATGCGTTTTGAGCTGCATCGATAACATTCTGCCCTGTTGTATCTGTATAATCAGTTAAAGCATCGTCAATAGCTTGCTTAGTTCTTAAAGGACTCATTCCTTTAGTATTGTTCGTGCCAGTAATTGCTTCAGTCTCATTAGCTATTTCACTAAAAACACCATCACTACCATCTCCGCCTGCAGCTCCAGTCGCCCCAGTCGCCCCAGTAGCACCAGTCGCTCCCGTCGCTCCAGTAGCACCAGTAGCACCAGTCGCTCCCGTCGCTCCTGCAACCGCATCTAGGTTAGCAAGATCCGTACCATCCCATCCTAAATACTTACCGTCTTCTGGATCAGGGATAGCTTTACCTGAAACACCTGCAGATCTAGCGAACAGTATTGTTCTTCCGATCTTTGAGTTAATCTCTTGTATCATCAAAGCCAGTCGATCCATCTGATCTTCTATAACTTGTGTTGCTGATGGAAGATCTGTCTCTTGGTCAATCGTCGTTTCTCTGTAAACTAAAACTTGTTCTGTAGCTGCAGGAGCAGCAACAAAAGTAATAATCGTAGGATCTGTAGGATCATCGAAACTCCAATGAGTAGGAGCTGTCTGCGCCGTCTCTGTCGCAGGATCTACACTATTGTCCCTTAATATAACCTTTATATTAGTTACTTCCCCTGAAAGGTAAGCACAAGGTATGGAGAAATTTACGTTAGCTCCGTCCCCTGTATAGATAGCTTCTGTTGTAGTATTTGCTATGGTCATCTTCTCGCCCCTGTATTTCCTGCTTTATGTAGTATATCAAAAATATTTTCATTTAATAGTGTTCTGGTGAATGGAATTGATGGAGTTAATCGCTCTAAATTGTTGAGCGCATTTCTCTTCGCCTTCCTAGTCTCCTTATTGTCTTCTGCCATAAAGATATCTAATGGAGATTTAGCTAAAGAAATTGCAGATTGTGCTATTCTAGGAGATGGACCTATAAGATCTCCCCCCAATGACTTCCAAGGACTATTATAGTCAGCGGCTACAAAATCAAACATCAGACCTGCTGTACCTGCCCTACCTAACAATGTAGCACTAAATTTGGCAAAATCTTTTGGGTTTTGTACAGGATTCGGTACTTCCACTGAATCCTTACCTGCTATGAAGTTCTTAGCTTCCCACCCTAGATAAGCTAGTCCCATACTAGTTATCATCATTGTAGCTGTATCTGTGTACTTGTCTTTACCTACTCTATCTCCTATCCCTTCTTGTAAAGATCGGTATATAGATAATGCGAAAGACTTATATTGCATCATTGTTTTCATAGCTGCCGAAGCTTCTGTGTTAGGATCGATTATCTCTACGGGCATTTTAGCTCTTACTCCTGGAGTAGGTGAAGCTGTATTCGCCACAAAATCGTACATACCTGATACTTTAGAATTTAGACCATAAATATATCGCTCAAAATCTACTTGATTAGACATGCCTACTTGTTCTTTAGTTAAGTCTAAAACCGCTTCAGCGTCTATAATTCTTGATCCATCAGGAAGGTCTTTAATTGTGTGTTGTCTTAATATATCCCAGTCTCTTTCCTCGATACCTACTCGGTCCATAAGGTCTTTTGTGCCTTTATACACTTGATCGAATGAGGTATCTGCTACATCAGATAAATACATGGCAAAGTTTTTAGTGGAAGCTAATCTCATAATCTGAGATTGGACAGGGAGTCCTGTCATCTTCATTATTTTATTGTGGGCGTAATCAATCCCTGCGCCTAGTCTTCTTCCTGCTTTGGCCATTGATCTTTTGATCGGACTGTCTTCAAGTATAGCGTTTTTGAAAGGATCTAGTTTAGTATTTAAAGCTCCGTCTTCCCCTAACCTATGGTAGTCGAATAACTCATCATCCATAAGGATGTTAAGTCTCCTCGCTACTTCTTCCCTCTTACCTTTAGGTATCAATTTAAGATTTCCGCCTACGATATCCCCTAATGTGTTGAAGAAGTTTTTACCTGTTTTACCGCTAACTAAGAAAGCCCCGATAGCTAAATCAGGAAGAGTAGAGAATAAAGATGTGCTTAGTAAGGACATATCTGTAAGTTTTCTTGCCTTCTCGGAAGCTACAGGGATTAGATCAGAAGCTACTCCTGTCTTTCTACCTGCCGCTACTCTAAACTCTCTTTTAAGTGTATCGCCGTTCTCTAATCCGTATTCACTTATTAATTTGGTAATCGATAGATTTGGGTTAGGTCCTAATAAAGACATAGAACCTACTGTACCAGAGTCCCTAATAATATCCTTACTTATCATTTGGAACAAAGATACATTGTTCAAATTTCGATTATATCCCATCTGAGCGTCTGCATTTTTAAACTCAAAAAGCCTTGAATACTCCCAACCTTTTTGTTGTCCTGCGAACTGTGAGGACTGAAAGGTGTCTTCTATACTGATGCCTTTTTTAGATTCATTTACGATGATTTTTTCGTAATGATCCATTAGGAAGTCTTCTACAGGGTCAGCAGACTTCTCATATTTCTTAGTCATCTTTTCATCATCTGCAATACGTCTAATGATAGGTTCATCTTTCATATTCTTTCTGACAAGATCAACCCAATTTCTCTGTCCTAACTCTCTCATATTAGTAGGGTCATGGTATTGTCTAAACATACGTTTCGCTTGGAAACCTACTTCAGCTCCTTGTACCTTCTTTTGCTTATAATCGTAATCATTTAACTTCTTAATAGCTTTATGGGCCTTAATAGCGTCTTGAGATATCTTACCTAGTTCAGATTGAGATAATTCCCCGTATTCTAATTTATATATTTCTCTCTCTAGTACTTCATCTCCATCCTTTAATCTTTTAAGGATGTGCATATCTTCTTTAAGTTCACGTTTAAAAATACCTATTCGTCTATTTCTATCTGCTGCGATTTGACCTTCAAGGCTTAAATTCCCTTGATACTTCTCTCCATGTCTCGTATAGAGTAGCGACCTAAACCCATCCACAGCATTGTCGAATTGGTCTATTTGTTTGGAAACTTCTTTATATTTCTTAACTTGTTCCATACGCCTAAACGCATCTAATTCAATCTGACGTACATTATCCTGTATTCTATCTTCTAAATATTTAAGAGGATCGCTCCCTTCTTCCTGGGCGCGTTGTAGAACACCTTCAACTTCTGCCTTAAACGCTCCTACTTTTTCATCTAACTTATCCGAACCATAAAAATCTTTAAGTCTATTTTTTAATTGGATGGAACATTTATCAGACATTATTCAACCCCTCTCAAACAAGCTGCATATTCCGTAAGTGCCATTTGTTCATCCTGTTTAGCTTTAACTTCTGAGTCTAAATCTTTTAGTTTGATAACTCTCCCGTCATCCATTTCAATATCTAATTCTAAATCCTCTTCAGGGAGGTTTTCGATTGTGGCCCTATAATTTTCAGCTATGTCTTTATCAATCTGCTCTGCTGGACGTACTTCAATCTCGTCTAATTCTTTATCGTATTTATCTGTAAACCCTGTCCTATTCTTTTCATCCATTGCAGTTTCTTTTATCTCTTCGATAAATTCATCACTAAACTGCATTGCCGAATCATCTACCGCCAAAGCCATAACTTCAGGGTCTACCCCTCTATCAAAAGCGTCTTGTACGAAATCTTCCATCATCTCTTCAGATATATTACCGTCTTCAAATTCCTTAAATACCTTCTTTAGCATTAAATCAGGAGTGTCCATCCCTTCTTCTAATAATTCAGGAAATTTTGTATTTATGGATTCCTTAAGAATAGGTGTGCTATTTACATATGTGTCGTCTATTTTCTTAATTATTTTATCTAATACAGGAGCAGAATTAATACCTTTTGATTCTAAGGACTTCTGCAGTTTAATTAAGTTCTCTGTAGTTTTCTCTCCTGCAAAAGTTAAAGCTTTAGCAGATCCTCTATAAGCTACACTCGCTCCGAAGTTAATTCCGCCTTGAATAATACCGCCCAATAAAGCATTTTTAGCAAATTGTTTTGAGGTATATGTCTCGAAGCTTTCATTTGTTTCGTACATGATAGGTGTTTCAGCTATGGCCTGACTTAACATCCCCTCTGCACTATCTATCAATAATTTCTTTCCTAGCCCTGCACCTTTAGCGAGTCCATTACCTATACCACCAGTGAGTAATCCTATGGCCACTTCTGCAGGGTCGGTTAATGAATCTCCCATACTTGCAATGAATGGCCATGCAGTACCTTTCAAAAAGGAACCTGAAGCGGAATCTATTATAGATTGTCTATCCGCTCTCTCTTTCTTCCAATCATATAAATACTGAGCTTCACCTTCAGAAACTTCTCTATCCGCACCTAGCCCAGGAAATCTCTTATTAGCTTCTTCCGCCGTTAGCTTCTTCCCTATTTTAGATGCAGTCTCTCTCGCCTCATTTTGAAACCAACTCTCCGTCAATGTCATAGTGTTATCTTGGGAAGCGTTCCAGATATCTCTAAGTCCTGCTTCCCCTGTGGCTTCTGGGAAATTATCTGAAATACTTATAGTTTCTTGTTTTAGTAAACTCATCTCATAATCCTATGAGGACTTACTCTACCAAAGTTACGTTTTAAAAACGCTTGTTTCCTGGCTTGCTTTACTTCTTCTTCACCTTGTATCGCTGCTTCTTTTAAAGAAATAGAGAATACTTCGTTAGTACCTTTCTTTGTCACTTTAGAAAGTATGCCGCTCTCATCTCGCATAAGTAACATCAAGCTATCGGATTTCTTATTGTAAACCCACTTACCTCTTTCTGCGATATTCTCGTTTGTAGTATCCGCAGGAAGATCGACACCACTAGGAGTCTTCAAGTTATTTAAACCTAACTTGCCTACGTAATCCACATCACCTTTATAAAAATCTATAAACTCTTCTATTTTCTTAGGATCATTACCTGGTATTTTTCTAACAGGTATAGGGTAAGCCCCGTTATCTATTACCTCATAGTTTTTATTGAAGGCTTTAAATGCTGCTTTCTTAGCATCATCTTCATTCGCTCCGTTCACTCTAGATGCTTTATATTCAACTACAGCGACATCCATCAATGCCATGCCGTTTTCTTTAGTGAAAGACCCTTGCCCTCCATCCATCGCTAACATTGCTTTGAAGAAGTCGTCTTTGGCCAGCTCTTGTTTAATATCGTTATTGCTCTCTTCAAACCCTAACTTAAACTCAGGTTCAATACCTTTTTTAGCTGTCATTAGATTCTTGATTACATTCGATCTTTCTTGGAAATCATCTATTTCTAAAGTAATACCTACTTTCTTATCGATACCTAATTCATCGTAGACTTTATAGATGTCTTCACCTGTCTTATTCTTAAAATCCTCAAGTAACACGGATGCGGATTTATAGTCACCTGCATCTATAAATTGCTGAGTATTTCCACCGTAATGCTTAACAAGTCCACTAGGCAAATATTTCCTATCTTTCTTCTCTAATCCCATTCTATCGTAAATAGCGTCTACACTTCCGATATACTCTTTGTAATCTTTAGGAGAAGCGTCTTCTGATAACAATCCCATAGCTTTCTCTGCGATCTCTCTATCGTATTTAACCACGAAATCAGAAGGGGACTTTTTAAATTCATCCATCATCTTAGATTTAACATCATCTAATACTGCTTTAGCTTTAGCTTTTTCAAACCCTCGATCAATGAGGTCTTCAGTATCTTCAGTTAAAACTTTAGAAGCTATTTCAGTATCTAAGGTAAATATGTTGAAAGGATTTTCATTAACAAGTCTATTCGTTACTTCGTTTAACTCTATTTCTTTGATCATCCTATCAGCGTCTTCAGGTTCCATAACCGTCTTAACTTTATTCTTTAAATCCTCTGACGCCGCTCTAACAGCAGGGTCGGATATATTTAAAGTATTTGACCTTAATGAGATGTTTAACTCTTTAAAGTCTCTATTTGTGTTGGATACGGACTCTGATTTCTTCGCTTCAATTCTTCTCTCTAACTTAGCTATTCCTCTAGCTTTATCTTTAATATCCATATCGGAAAACAGTACGGACATATCTTCATCTTTAAGATCCGCAACCGCTTGACTCATCTCTCCAATATTACCTCTATCGTAAACCCCTTGAATCATATCTTGATTTACGTTAGATAGTTGTTTATCTATAGCTCTCCTCGCCCTCTCATCATATAGAGAAGATGACATAACTTGAGAGCGAACCATAGCAGTTTTCTCTGCTGATTCCATAGGGTCCCATTTATTATATGAGTCTTGTCCTGCTAGTTTTATTTGGTCACTTGTTTCGAATATAGCGTATTCTGATTTTCTTTGAGCTTCAGTCGCTCTAAATTTCTGCTCATGTCTTAAAAGATTCCTCTCTAAGTCTAGGGATAGTTGTTGTTTAATCCCTGCAGGAGCTTCATTTATCATCTGCTCATTTCTTTTACGTAGACGTTTAATCCCTTCATCGGCGTAGCCTGTGTAATCGCTGCCGATAAATTGTTCATCTAATACACGTATCTCATCGTTAGCTCCTTTCGTCGCTTCGATGGACTTCTTAGTGTATGTTACTCTTTCTGCTTCCTTTGCTTGTCTTTGGTATAATTGCATTAATCCTTGTGATGCTTGAGAAGCTATTGCAGCGTTTTGACGATTTGCTTGCCCTGCTGCATCTGGGGATAAAGTTGGATCCGCTTGTACTCTAGTAGAGATTTGCGAGTTATCTGTTAATGATGGTATTCTTGCCATTTATTGTCCCCTACTTGGCCAGCATAAATCCAGTCTGCATTATCTGACTGAACGCTTGTTTCTCTCCTGCACTTTGGGCCATACCTGCTTTAGTTAAATCTAAATCAGCACCCATAAGTATAGAGTTAGCTTCCGCTCTTGCTGTAATCATGTCTATTTCAATCTGTCTTTCAATCTTTCTTGCTGTATCTTCGAAAGCAGACAACGCTATCCCTGAACTAATATCGACACCTGATGAAGCGAAAGCCGCTTTTTGCTGTCCCTGGAAAGATTTACCTTTTAGACGAGTGAAACCTTCATTCATCTTAGCTCTTTCCATTAACTTCTTAGCTTGTCTTTGTTTGGCCCTAGCTGCATCTTTAAACGCACTTGCCTCTGCCTTACCTTCTTCTACACTCTGCCAAGCTGAATATGCTGATACGGCAATCGCCGCTGCTGCTAAAAAACTCATCGCTTACTATCCCCTTTAATAATCATTGCTAAAATATTAAGTGGATACGGTCCATTACTTCTTATTATAGCCTGTTCTTCAGAGTCAGGGTTATCAAATAAAAAGATCTCTTTTTCTTTTGTCACTAGATCATCATAAGATACTGTTTCAAAACTTAGATCTAGTCCTGATCTCTGATCCTTAGACCCTATCTTAAATCCCATACTTTTATAAAGTTTTACATAAAGTCTTGAAATGTCTTTTAAATCAGATATTGCAGATCCTAATACTCCGCCAGAATCCATAGGTAACATTTTCATTTCTGCGGAATATTCATACCCATAAATGACTCTAGCATTAGTCGGGAAAGTATAATCTAGTTTAGGATTAGACGTATTATCGATCATCTCTACATTTAATTGATACCCTACTTCGGAGTCAGTAAAGTAAACACAATCAAAAAACTCCCCTACAAAATCTGCAGGCTGTCCATCTATTTCTCCGCTAGAATCCGCAGTAGCGATATTCCCAAAGTCTACAAACCTAGGATATCTAAGGATATCTTCAGTAGATAATGTAGGATGAAGGGACGACTGGGTATATTCTCCGAAGTCTTTTTCGAGATAATATACATCACCTCCTGCTCCTGCCATGTTCCTTTTTACTAAAAATATTGTTTGGTTCCGAGTCCTGTCAACACTAGGCAATACACACAGGCTTATAACTTCTGCAGTAGAGTCTGCTATCTCGTATTTAAACCATCCTTTGAGTCCGTACTCAGGATCGTAGTTAAATCCAAACAACTTTCCGTCACTCATCAAAACCCATAATAGTTTATCTGATGCGTTCCAGGCTGTTTGTCTTATATAAGTGGATGTTGATTCATCATCATCCAGGAACATATCTTCCGCTTTTGAGCTTAAATCATCAGATAGCCAAGATCCGTTCTCCTCAGAATATCTGTATGTTCTTAAACTTCTGCGGTTTTTGCCAATATAAATCAGGTCTTTTCCTGCTTTTACTATTTGTGCGTTTTCCGATCCATAATTAGAATTTTCTATAATATCTATACTACCGTCAAACCCGTTTGCGATAAATTCTCCATTTGCGGTACCTATCATAAGTCGCCTAGTCCCTGCTAACCACTTGACAGCGTTTGCTTCTTGAGAAGCCGGAATAAAGGATACTGGATCTGCTGGAGTAGAGTCTCCAAAATAATTGACACCTGATACGTCAGATGAAGAATCTTGATCTAGCCTATCTACCATCATGTGAAATAAGTTACCGACCAGGCTCCCCCATACTGTTTCATACTGCTTAAATGCAGTTCCACCCCAAAATAATCTCTGCTGAAAATAGGTTACTGATGTAGGGTATCCATAGTAGTTTGACCAGGAAGATAGTCTCCAATCATCTGTAGAAGCTGTAGGGGCAGACCCTATAACGTAGGATATGGTAAATGTAGTAGAAGTTAAATATGTGACTAGTCTTACCACATCTTCAGTGCCGCTTCCGATCCTCATATAAGATCCTTCCATAGTATCTTCAAATATGGCCACAGACGCCGTCAATGTAGTACCTGTTATGGACATTGTAAGAGAAGATATATTGGGCTTATTATAAGGTTGTCTTAAGGTTTCTGAAGCCCCGACAGGGGGGTTAGTGATATTAAAAGAGTCGTAATAATCAAATATAAACACTTCCCCAAGTGAAACGTCCTTAAGTCTAGCTACGGTCAAGGGTCTTTGGTATCCAGATGAGTGGGTTAGAAATAAAAGATCCCCTACTTGACAGTATTTCCACATACCATCAGAAAAAGAAGCTACTTGCGGTGTCCAATCTAAAGGAGTACTTGTAACATACTGCCCTGATACTATAGTTTCAGATCCTAATAGAGTATCATCGTTCTCGTATATAAAAACTTCCCCTAAATTAAATCCAGAAACCCCTGCTTTGAGTGGCTTATTGGGGAACATAAATACATAAGATGTACCGTTTCCTGCATCGAAGGGGATACTTTGATATTTGTCAGCGATACTCGCACTATGATTAGTAACATCACATACTGCGACTGTGCCTGTTCTTTTGAAGATCCCACCTATTTTTCCAATATAAAAATTCTTAAGCTCCTCTAAAGAATTTTGATAGAATTGAAGATCAAATCTTCCTTTAAACCTATCCGACACCTTTCCGCCAGTGAAGTTATTTAAAATTTTAGTAAAATCTGCCATTATGGTGTACCCGTTCCCGATATTCTACTATTTAACCACACATCTTCTTGTAACATTTTAGATAGTCTACCTTGTTGAGCATCGAAAGATCTAGCATCTGCTATCTCCATTAGTGCATTTTGTTTCATTCTATCGCTTAATCCTAAATCTTGTTTTAGCGGATAGGCAAGATCTGCCGCTATCCAATAAGCTAAAGCTTCTTCGAAATAGGTATCAAAGAAAGAAACGTCCTCAATATCTGAAATATATAGGAGTTTACAGGAAGTACTATTCATTAATAAATATTTACCTTCCACTACGAAGTCTACTTGAGTCCCTAAATGAGTCTCTACTGGACGTAAGCAATCGGTAGGTAATGCAAATTGTGAGTCATAATCGAATAAAGGAACGGAAACTAGCTTGGATAGTTCTTGCCTTTTAAGTGCAAAATCCCAAATATGGGATCTTAAAACCTTTTTACGTACTTTATCATATTGTTCGCTACATAATACTGCAGCTTTTGAAGTCTCTGAAAATGAAGAAATCTTTTCAACACCTAATTTAATTAACGCAGAATTACATATCTGTACCTTAGATGTTGCCATTTATATCTCTCCATATAAAAAAAGGGAGAAGACGAATCTCCTCCCGTATTTTGTATTTCTTAGTTGATTATATACGAAATATCGAAGCTGATTGTAACACCAGAAGTAACAGAAGAAGCTTCTGTACAATCTGCGACTACTCTAACCGCTTCAGAAAATTGCTTGTATAATCCAATGCTAGAAGCTGCCATTCTACCAAGAGCTGCTTGTCCACCACCGTCAACGGCAGGAACGAAAGCATCAAGGTCTTCAGCTTCAACAGCTCCGTCACCAACTAAATGACCTAAAGTCAGGATACCGCCTGTCCCTAAAGTAGCGTCGATATGAAGTTTCGCATCCATAACAACAGCACCTTTTGGAAGAAGTGGACCTAAAATTAAATCACCATCAGCTAGAGCTGCACTAATTGTGTAGCTTTCTCTAAGATTATGAATCTTACCGAAAACTGCACCGTTTTCAATTTTTGCTTTAGGGCTAGCTAGTCCTAGAGCGTAGTTATCTCCATTTAAATTTGCCATAGTTTCCCCCTATTATTCAGCACAAAGTACTTCAACAACTTTTTCTTCTTCCATTCTACATGAACCTACTTGGTGTGCAGCATAGACTTGTGTTGAGTATCTTTTAGTTGGTAATTCATCGATTCTAACCATTAGATCGATACCTGTAGCGAAAAGCATTCCATCTTCTGCCCATGCAATACATCTTCTCGCACCTGCAGCGATAGTAGCCCCTCCACCTGTAATCGCACCTGTAGCAGCTACGAAAGTAGTGATTGAAGCAGTAGTGATAGGAAGTCTTTCACTTCTAATAAACTTAAATCCCATAAATGTATCTACTTGTCCTTGAACAAGAGCTTTTACAGTGTTGTAATCAGAAGAAGTAACTTCTGTCTCATTCAACATGTTTTGCTTTTGCTTACCAGAATAAGCAAAATACTTAGGAATATCTTCATCTACATCATTACTATCAAACTTCTCAGAAACGATAGTAAGAGTAAGTACATTCAGACCGCTTGAAGCAGTACCGTTTGTAGCTCCGACTTTTTGAGAACTTGGAAGAGCAACATTAACAGCACCTTTTTTACCAGTTCTTGTATTACCAAGAGCTGCAGTGATGAAAACATCGTCTTTGTATCTATTGATACCATTAACAGCCGCTTTAACATAAGCATCGTCAGGATTGATAAGAAGTTTAACTCTATCCATCTTGTCGATAAGGTCAGAGTAATCTGCTTCTTCAAGGTCAACAGCACGTTTACTGTGAGGTGTGTTGCTGTGAAGAGTGTCACCATGACGATCAGTAATCTTGTTAGCTTCCGCTAGACCTAATCTCTCATAGTAATCTGTCTCACCTTCTTGCATTTCTTGACGACAGTTTTTTGCCAATCTGGCATCTGATTGTTGAGAAAGCATATAAACATTAGATTTATACGTTTCAACAAAAGCTTCATCGATCTCAAATGATCCTCTTTGGCCTAGGCCTGAGAATATAGAGATTAACATATTTAATAATTTCATTGGTGATCTCCTTTCTTACCCAATAAATAATAAAACTAAAACAAACCTTTTCGACAACGTGTCCTTAAAAAAGGGGTTTATCTCGTCCACTATTACTGGGGTCCGTTAGGAGTGTCCCTAGATGATGACTTATCTCTAATTCTATGGATTTCGGCAATCTGAGTCAAGTTAAAAATTATCCTACTAAGGGAGAGATTTTACCCTCTCCCCCAGTAGAACAACACGGAATATGGAAAAAGTAGGAAAAGGATTAGGAAACCTACTTTCTCCCTGCTAATTTCGCTCTCTGTAATTTAAGCATTTTGTTTTTATAGTGTTGGTGTTCTGGATGTCTGCTATTCATAAATGGATGACTAGATTGATAATATTTATTAATCTCTTCAGCCGCTTCATCAGGAGTCATACCGAATGAACCTTTGGCCTTATCATTAAAATTATCGCCGCCCATGCCGCTTGCTATCTTATCAAACAACTTGGTTATTACGGGGTTATCTAACATGCCGTAGCTTTTCATAGCTTCGATCTCTTCTGGTTCAGCGAATTGCTCTAAGGCAGAAAATGCCCTGTTGCACTTATTCTCAAACCCGTCTCCCCATTCTTTCTTAAGGGAATCTACCATTTTATTATGTTCGGCCGACTCATATTCATTAGCTTCTTTAATTGAGCCTGCAATAAACTCATTCACAGAATCGTACATCTTCTGAGCTTGTCCTGGTAAAAGATTGGACTGGAACGCCATTTCCTTAAACTTATCGTAAAATTCTTTGTTTTCCTGCATACCTTCAGGTAATTCATTCTTTAATCCGTATTCCTGAATATCTTCTGGCTTACCTAACTTCTTATACAAGTCGTTCCATTGATCGTCTGACCAAGATTCGTCAGGTAAAGCGACCTTATCTTTCCCGATCATACCTGTGGCATGGACTAAAGCTTTCATAATATGCGCTTGGTTGAAAGTACCTGCTTCTTTATCAGCGTATTTTAGTAAGGTAGGATTACCTTTAAGAGATTCATCGAACCCTTCTGGATATTGCCAGTTAGTGCCGCCGTCTCCACCGTCTCCAGCTCCACCGTCTCCATCTCCACCGTCTCCATCTCCACCGTCTCCAGCTCCACCGTCAGCACCCATAAAGTTACCTGCTTCATTTGTTAATAAATTCTTAATCCTTAAAAAAATCGAAGTCTTCGTCTTCATAATTCTTTTTCTCCCGTTTTTCGTTCTGACTTTCGTCCATTAGTTCTAAAATTGATGAAACATCATAAGATAAATTATGTAAAACATACAATAACAACTCCCTTCTACCTTCGTTTAATAAAGATAGTCGGTCATTGTCTGCATATGTAGGTTTTAATAATGAACCTTTTTCCATTAAATCTTTTAATACATTCTGCCCTTCATCTGAACTAAATACTGCAATATAGTCCTGAATCAGAGAAATCTTCTTCTGCTTATCCGTTTTTTTCATGTCCTAATCCTATGCGTTATTTGAAGCTTTTGTCGCTATTTCTGCGGTTTTAGCTTGCTCTTGTTCCATCATTGCTTGTTCTTGTTGTTGTTGTTGTTCTGCTCTTTGTTGTCTCATACCGTCACGGGCATCTTCTTCACGCATTACTTCTTGAGGTGCGCCGTGGATATCCGCTAAATATTTGACTACATCATCAGGATTGAAGTTATCTACTACTTCTGGCATGATTTCTGCCATTCCTAATACTGTGGTGAAGTATCTTTCAAAGTTCTGCGCTTCTGAAATCCTCTGTGCCCTAGCGATCTGAGAACTATAGAAAACCTGCATCTGTGCGCCTTCTAATTCTTTTGGAGGATTAGGGGGTAATTGCTTCTTTCTTTTAAGAATACCTATAGTTCTAGCTATTAAAGGTTGTAATAGTTCGAAGTGTAGTCTTCCTAAAATAGGTCCGAGTAGACGTAAATGTTCATCCGTTCTAGCATTTACTTCCGTCGCCGTCATCTGAGGACCTTCACGTAATTGAAGCTGGTCAATATAGTAAGATTCTTTGATTCTATCTCTAATATCTCTAACCATATCGATACCAAGTCCGACTTGTCCTCTAGTCTCGATCGGGTAAACCTTGTCTTGTGTCCCTGCCCTATATGGGTTTAATCCGCCTGGCTTAGTATTAAACCGCATGAAACCATCGTCTGGTATCATAAGTGGAGGATCAACGATTTTCTGTGCCGATCTTATGATAGTCTTCATCATTGCATTGATTAGTTTGATGTCTGGAAGTGCCTTCATTGAAGGTGATCTCCCGTAAGTCTCCATAGAATCTTTAATCCAACGAGGGAATACGGCAGGAAATTCATCAAAACCAGATCTTTTTACGATCATACCTGGCTTTTGCAGGATATGAACCGATTTGAAAGGTTTATTAGTTGAATCCTTCCTCCCGAACTCTCTTTCCCCGTTTGGAGTTACCATCATAACTACGACATGTTCCTTTTCAGGTTTGTCTTTCATCATTTTGATAGCTTCTTTGGTGAGCATCTCTTCACCATATTTTTGCAGGATTTGCCTACCCGTAAGGGATAGTTCAATAAAGAATGTATCTACTTCCGATTTGAAGTTTTCCATAAGGTGAAATTGGTAAATAGGTCGAGACTGGAAGTTGATGATGTTATCGTCGTCTTCATCAATAAGCATCGCACCTGTCCCAAAAGAACCTAAATCCAAATAAACCTCATGGATCTCTGTCTGAAAGTTCGAATTGTTTAATATTTGATGTATTTTTCTTACGGTATCTTGTAAATAATCTCTAACTGCAGGGTTCTTATCTAATTCCCTATTACCTGTAGTTAATTCAAACCATTGTACTGAAGGGTTGGTTAACATTGAATGAAGTGCAGAAGCAAGTAGTTCATTGTAATGTCTAGCAGAACTGTCATATAGTCTTAAGTTTTTCTTATCGCCTTTCGATCTACTATTGAAATCCCATACGTTTTCCTTATTAGGGATAACATAACGAGCAACATCTCTCCAATGCTCATCCCAATTTGCTCTATTGCCTTTACAGGCTTTCCACATTTTGAGGTATCCCTCAACTTCGTTCTTTTCCGCTTGTACTTGTTCTTTTGTTTTCATCTATACTAACCTTGTTTGTGAAATCCCTGGTTGAGCTCTACGGGAGAAAACCTCGTCTTGTCTTCTTTGGAATGCTTTAACTAAATCGTCTTCATTTTTACCCAGTACAAAATTTTGCGTAGATAGGAAACTATCTCTGTCTTTAGAGTTAGCGAAGGTAGCTTTACTTTTCTTTGAATGAAACTTACCTCCGAACTTCCTAATGTCTTTCGTAGACGTGAAAGTTCTTAGTGTCTTCTCTTCTAGTTTTAAGTCTTCGGGATTCGTTCTCTTGAAGGCTGAAGCTAGTGAAGAAATTCTGCTTGAAAAAATATCAAAACTCTCTCTGGTATGTCCTTTAGTTCTTAGTTTTATTTCACTGGCCATAATACTCTCTCCCTTCTTCCTTAATAATCTAATTCATCATAATCTGAATCCGCAACTTGTGGCAAGCCCTCTCGTCGCTTCTTTGATTCTAGTGTATCACGATCATCCATAGAATCATATCTATACGCATCCGCGCCATGAGAAGTCCAATCATGTTTTGGCTTATCCTTAAACACCATCAACTTATTATCCCACTCTCTTTGGTAATTCTTAAGACAGTCTAATAGTCTTCCACACTTTGTTTTATCGAACCTAGATATCTGTAAACGCCTTCTGGATGCTTGTATGCCGTCATCAATCGCCTGTTTTGTTAATACTTCCCAATTCCAATCAGGTTTTAATTCTTTGGCCACTTCTAATCGAGATTGCCCTGTTACGAAATCTTTATTCTTCCCATCATGCGGCCATACCATTCTTCCATATATATAAGGCTTCTTTTCTAATTCCTTAATATACCACTCTAGTCCCTTTCCATTCGCCTCGAAATAATCAATATAATGCCAAAAACCGTGGATCTTTTGCCTAAAAACAATAGCGGTAGAATCGCCGATACCTAAATCCCAATGAGTATCTACAGGGTAACGAGGGTTGTAGAAAATATCTCCGATCTGACCTCTCTCATCAATCTCCCTAAGTATCTCACCATAATAAGATCCCCGAACTGCTGCGTGAAACGAACACTCTAATTCCTGCTCAATTTCCTGCTCATCCATGTCTGCCATCATGTCATCAATTTCGGATTGTGGAAGAACCCCAGTTTCACTAGCTTTATACACTTGCGTGTACCAATTCTCAGGTTGTTCTTGCGCTTTTACTAATCTATTATAAAAATGATTTTGTCCTTTGGGAGTCCCGATGAATATTGCCCATCCACGTCTATCTGCCAGTGCAGGTCGGACAATCTCACCCCAGATAATGGGATCGCATTGTGCGTATTCATCCAATACTGCCCCGTCCAAATAAATCCCCCGAATTGAATCGGGGTTATCTGAACCGAGCAACATAAACTTAATTTTGTCTGGTTTTTTAATCCAGTCCCTACCGTTAGTATGTCTTACCCCTTGCCTATGTATTTCAATCGATAATTCAGACTTATTTACTTTAACTCCTGGAATTTCCGATGTATAATCTACCAAATACTCCCACGCAATCATTTTCGCCTGCTTATATGTAGGCGCAATGTATGCGTATTGAGGGTTATGGTGTGTATTCTGTAAACCCTTATTAATCATCTCGTTGATGACTAGTATTGTGTTATGGGTAGGGATTACAGATTTACCTGTTAGGAATAGATGTCTACTATCTGAAATTGTAAAGCAGAACACATCTTCTTTTCTTTCAGTCTTAACTATTTTTAAAATCTTATGGCTTATAGGTCTTTCATTTAATCTAGTAAGTTCTTTCTTTCTTTCTAATGTGAAAGGATAATCATCTTTTGCAGTAAATAATATATAATGTTCTTTATTCTTCCCTTTCCTGTTGTAAGTTTTAATAGATCCTGATTTCATACCTAATGATTCTACTAATCTTTTCACATCATCCAGCAGTATTAAGTCCGATGAATCGTATCTACATCCTCCATTAGACGCTACCGTCCCGTCTGAATCCATCAACCCTTTAAGTAATTGCCACCTGTTATGTATAGATGTGTTGAAGTATTTTGTAGGAATGTGTTTATTTTTAAACAGGTTTAAATCTCTAAGGATATGTTGCCTTCCGCTAAAATGGAAATATGAACACCCGGCTTTAGCACCACTGCTGCTGAAATTCCTTCCCTCCATAAGATGTTTATCTTGAGTAGATACACATAAAGTAAATTTTGCACTCTCGCCATTACCTAACCAATAACCTAATTCCCAAGGGTCGATCTCTAATTCTGAATCATCTGTTGGCTCTAAAGCCTTTGCTACAGGGACTCTATGGTATTTTAACCCTCCCTCCAGTATCTCTTTAGTACTTAAATATTTACCGCATTCCCACGTAATTCTTTTTGATTTAGTTAATGTGGATAATTGAGGTTCCACATACCAAATATGGTCATCATCCGTTTCAATAACTTCCCCGTTATCGAAATGAACCTCATATATTTCCTTAACTCCTCCATAGAAAACATCAACCACCTTAGACGTAGTCCCGAAGGGAGTGTGGACAGAATCCCCAACAACCACATCTTTAATCGGTTTAAATTCGCCAGTATCTAATAAGACTGGAGTTGACGCAGTATGACACTTTCCGAATCTACGATGGCACACCAATACATTGAATCGTTTTAAGGATTGATGGATTACTTTTTGTAACGGACGAGGGATATATCCTGTAGATATACGGGTAGTTTCTACATTTACTGATTTAGTGTAAGGTAGGGGATCTGACTTGGAAGATATTTTAGGACGGTGTACATCTGACTTTATGTCGAATGTTTCATCATCGTCCTTCTTTACATATTTACCAAGCCAGTCTGACATTAAAGGTCATCGTCGTTACTAACTTCTTCAGCAATTGCAGCTTTAAGTGCTTTGATTGTCATAGATGCATCAACCGCAAGACCTAATTCTTCTGCTTCCCAAAGTAGTTTCTCTTTTGGAGTAAGTTCAGGAAGTTTCAGTTCTGCCTCTTCTTCCTTAACAGGTTGAGGCAATAGGCTATCCATCTTCCCTTCAAGTCTATCTATAATAGAAGATTGATTTTCGATGATACGTAATAATGATTCAGTTTCTACATTAGGTGCTTGGGCGATGAATTTCTCATCCACACCAGCAGACTGAGCTAATCTTTTCTTAACTGTATCTTCTTGTATTTTACGCGAATTTAATTTAATTTCATCTTGAGTTTGTTGTGGAAGATCAGATATAGGTCTGAAATTTCCGTACTCGTCTAGGTATCTCTTACCTGCTCCTGATTTACCTGTAAAATCTCTAGGGTCTTTCCCTTTTGCCATGTCTGTACTCCTTACAATAAATCCGATGAATCGGACGTTGTTTGTTCTATTTGTTCTGTATCGTTATTCTCTACAGGTCTGATACCTGTGTCAATTATAATCTGAGTAGGATTAATAGCATTACCTTCGTGTTTAACTCTTTGCCCATATTTATCAGGGTTATCTACTGACGCTAACCATTTTAATGTTTCGAAATTAGCTTTGTAGGAAGGTACTTCATCTCTTTCCCGTTCAATCGGATTACCGTCAGCATCTAATGTCATTGCAACGATTTTAGATTTATAAACATCTGCCCTCATTTCTTTAGCAGTATTAATCGCTTTTTCAAACTCTGGGTATTGAATAATCCATTTTATTAAGGTTCCACGTCGAATACGTACTAAATCACACGCTGTCTGTTCATCAGCACCTTCCGCTATAGCATCTAAAATCGTAACCGCCTTTTCTTTAAGACGTTTATCTATTTCCTTATTTTCTGACACGAACAAGCTCCGTAATATATGTTCCCTGTTATGTATGGTAGACCAAATGAGCCAATGTAGCAAGTTTACCTTTGTTAACATAGTAGATATTAGTACTTGATAAGATGCGTCAGAGATGAAATGAAGAAAATGTAGAAAATTTAGACGTGGGTAGGAATCCCCCACAAATAGACCGCGAACTTTGGCCCCAGGCCCCTGCAATACATATGCCAGGAAACCAACACCCCTTTACATTTATATATATATATATAGAGGGCGCAACGTATCACTCATTATCAATTCGATTAAGTTTAAGTAATCTACGCCTTATTAGTTGTTCATGTTTATATTGTTTACTCATTGATCTAGCACGCTTGAGCTCGTACTTTAATTGGTCGGTGTCGTATCGTTTGAGGTAGTTGTACATGTCCATTGGTTCTATTCCAATTCGGTTGCATACATCCCCAATTGATCGTGACTGGGAAAC